GCAGGAACTTCAGATGGAAAAATCTGAAAAATCCCTATGGGGCGGACGTTTCCTCAAAACAGCCGACTTATTTAAATAGGTTAAATCACTTAGGAGGTGACAATATGTCGGAAGAGATTAAGAAAAACCAGCCAGGAGAAACTGGCGAACTAGGCGGAACAGCACCTGGTCTATATCAAGGCCAAGGCGCATTCGCTTCAGGTGGTATTGGTGGTGTAACAGATCCAGGTGCAAGTACACTTGGCAACATCCCTAATGCTAACTTTGGTGTAACATCTGGTCCTAATGCCGTAAACCCTTCGGGTGATGCTGCAAGCGGAATTCTACGTCCTGAACAAGCACAACGTTTTATTGACTATGTGTGGGATGCAACCGTTCTCGCCCAGGATGGTCGTCGTGTGACCATGAGAGCAAACACCATGGAACTAGAGAAGATTAACGTAGGTGAGCGTGTAATTCGTGCTGCTGCACAAGCAGTTGGTAACTACACTAACACAGGCGCAACCTTCTCCAAGGTCGAATTAACAACAAAGAAACTTCGCCTTGATTGGGAAGTTTCTGCAGAAGCACTTGAAGACAATGTCGAGGGGGCTGCATTAGAAGATCATCTTGTTCGCTTGATGACCAATGCATTCGCTAATGACATCGAAGACCTCGCTATCAATGGCGACGGTGCAACAGGTGACTTCCTCTCAATTATGCCTGGCTTCATCAAGAAGCACAAGGATAATGGAGATTCCCATGAATCTGTAGTAACAGTTGCAGATAATGCATGGACACCAGAAGTTATGCAAAACATCATCCTTGCGATGCCACGTAAGTATCGTGCACTTAAGAACAATCTTAAGTTCTATGCAGGTACAGACGCATTCGCAGGTATTGTTAAGAATAACGGAACACTCGCTGATGCAGTAGCAGAAGCGTTTGCTGGCCGTGTTGCTGGCACATCCGCTAACCGTCAAGCATACCTTGATGGTGGCGCACAGACATTCGGTGGAGCACGTACAACTCGTGTTCTCGGAATCGATGTACAAGAAGTTCCTTACTACCCTGCAGGATATGTCGATTTGACATTCCCACAGAACCGTGTTTGGGGCTTCCAGCGTGATATCGTCGTCAACCGTGAATATGTTGCGAAGAAGGATACAATTGAATATACTGTATTCGTTCGCTTCGGTATTCAATGGGAAGAAGAAGACGCAATTGCGTGGGCAGATGCTGCAGCAGATGCATAATCTGTGATCAGTACCTTTTGAGAGGGGGCAGGGGTTATATCTCCTCCCCCTCTTAATCTTTAGTATTCTGTTATAATAGACACACAGGAGGTATAAAAATGTCAGAAGAAAACAACAATGGTTCAGTAGAATATACAGCACCAGAAGTACAGTTTGCACCATATATGGCTCCAGAAAATTCTGTAGATTCAATTTGGGGTAGCCCAGCAGCACCTGCTACTTATGAGGCTCCAGGAGCACCAGAAGAAACTCCAGCCCCAGCATATGAAGCACCAGTTGCTCCAGTAGAAGTTCCTGCAGCGTATGAGGCACCAGTAGCACCATCAGACAATGTAATTACAGCACCAGCATTTGCTAGGTCAGAAGTTCCAGCAATGGGAGTTGTTGAAAATGGTGTAATTGGAGCAACCGTATTAAAGCCAGAACCTAAAAAGACTGGTAAAAAGCCTGCTTCAAAGAAGGCAGAAACTGTTGCAATTTATTCAACCAAAAATGTAACATGGAACGGTGTTGGAAAAGTTTATCGTGGCTACAATATTGTAGAAAAAGATGCTGCAGATAAATGGCTTACCCGTGATCATTGCCGTATTGCTACACCAGAAGAAGTAAAAAAGGAATTTGGTAAGTAGTAATGGAAATTTTGAGAGTTCCGCCACTTCCAATAACTGTACTTATTGATGTACCAAGTGCATCAACTGAGTACGAGTATAAGGTTATTGATTTGGCGGACTCATCAGAAATTAATGAAACCGTTACATCAAATACATCATCAAAAATATTAGTTACGCTACCATCAATATACGATAATGATTATGAAGTTGTTGTCGAAGGAAACTCACACTTCTATGAATTAAGAAGGCCTTATTCAAATCCAGAAAATTATGGAACAACTGCGTCAGAGATTAACGCATACAAACTTAATGAAGAATTAGCAAGAGCAATTATAGATGCAGATAGCGAAGAATTTTATTATAAAAAAGAAGTAATAGAAACAACAGGTCTAGGCTTAGACTATATTCCTGTTTGGAAAGAAGTTCACAAAGTACTTAAAGTCTATGAAAACAATGTTTTGGTTTGGGATGCAGATAATCCAGACGATTATTCAGTTGAATATGTATTAACAGATGACAAGACCGCTATAACTATGGCCTCGTCTGAACCAGTAAATAGAGATGAGTCTGCAAGAATATTATTACCAGCATCTCCTACAGATGTAGTTGATTTTCATTATGCTCCACGAGGATTTCCAAAAGGCTGGGATTATAAAATAATTGTTGCAACAGGATATCCATCATTGCCATCAGACATTACTAGAGCAGCAGAGATTTTGATTCATGATATTGAGTGTGGAAAGTTAGATTATTATAAAAGATATATTGCTGCATACAATACGGATCAATTTAGAATTCAGTTTGACAAATCGGTTTTTAGTGGAACAGGGAACCTAATCGTAGACAAAATACTATCTAAGTATGAAAAGTCTATTAAATATATCGGGGTGTTGTAATGGTAATATGCGAAACACCAGACTTCGCCTTCCCAATGCTTGCTGACGTATATCATCCAATTGTAGAGCAAGGAGTTTATGGAGAAGTTAAAAAGACTTGGATTTTGGATAGAACAATAGCATGTTCTTTTAATTCAGCAGGAACTGCTTTTAAAGAAGAGATCACACCAAACATAAATATAACACAAGACAAACTACTTCTTGGTAGGGCAAAGAATGATATAAGAATGTCAAGTTTAGAGGCTCGTAACTCTATAAATAATGTTATTATTACAAATATTCGTGATAAAAATTGTAATGAAATATATACAGAAACATCAGGGCCACGTGCAGGCAAGTCTACAATTTTTGAGATTGCAACTCAAGACCCATTTACTGGTCCGTTTGGAAATGTTGAATATTATAAATTAGTTATACGTAGATCAGAAAATCAGGCGGTAGACGTATGATAGTTAAATTTAATAATGCAATGTTTAAAAAAGATATGAAGAACATAATTGATTATTCTATTGGCTTTTTAGATGGTGTAAAAAAGGGCAAGACCCCATTCTTACAGGCAGTAGGTTTAGAAACAGTAGAATTAATGAAGCAATACATTGACTCAAGTGCAAGAACAAATCCAGCAGTTCTTCATCACGTATATGAGTGGAATCAGGCTGGAAGTCCAAATGCAAGATTATTTGATATTAATTATACGGTTAGTGGGCTCGGACTTTCTTTTAGATCTACATTTACACAATCTACATCGATTAAAAACGGATCTCGTGTTCCATTTTATGACAAAGCAAGAATTATGGAGCAAGGAATTTCTGTAACAATAAAACCAAAGCAGGCTCAGGTTTTAGCATTTACTGATAATGGTGAAGAGATTTTTACTAAGGGGCCAGTTAACGTAAGTAATCCTGGTGGCGATGCCGTTGCTGGAGGATTTGAGAGAACGTTTGATGAATTTTTTAATAGATACTTTACTCAGGCATTTTTAAGAGTAAGCGGTGTTGCAAAATATTTAGAAAATCCAATAGCGTATAAGAAAAATCTTCCTGCAGGTAAAAGGACTGGAAGATCAAAGGGTATCGAAACAGGATATCGCTGGATAGCAAACGCAGGAGTAGGTGCATAATGGCCATTTCATATCCACCAATATTTATAAATGACTATTTGCAGGAAAAGATTGCACAAGCCTTTGAAACTGAGTGGAAGTTTGAGGACGATGTCACACGTACCAAACTTAATATCCCATTTTTCCCAACAGGTCCAAGCACAATAGAGCAACTTACATCACAGTTTCCAAGTTCTGAATATGGACTATTTTGTGTATATGACAGAATGTTCAGGATGCGTCGCAAAGCATTCCCACACATTAAAGACGAACAAATTTTGTATTATTTTTATAAAACTGTGGGGGACCCAGCATTACTTATAGAAACTACTCAGAAGGTTCAAGATCTGCTCGACAGAGGCGATGAGTCTGCACAAGAAGTCAATAAATGGATTCAGGATAAACTGGACCCAGAGACAAAATTATATAAAGGTAAATTTCTTCCAGTATATTTTCATGAATTTACGATATATCAATTAGAAGAGGCACGAGATATAATTGATTTTGGTACGGCCAGAACCTATGCTGGAAATAAGATAATTATTAGTTATTGTTATCACTCCAAGGGTGAGGGCAAAAATGCAGACGGAAATCGCACATATAATAGTACAATAATTTCATAAAAGGCCTGTATAATAATAAACGAGGAAACACGCCTTTTATTTCTATAGAAAAAAAGAGGTGAAATTAATGGCTCTAGGTAATAGCAGTAATATTATCGTAGGTGCAGCGCAGGTCTGGGTACATGACGGACTACTTACGGACGCCGCTCTGCCAGCATATGTTGATGCCGTAAAGTACGGAACAACACTTGATGCAGATGCTGACTTCCGCAATGTTGGTTACACCATGAATGGTTTGGAACTACAGTTCCAGCCAGATTTTGGTGAAGTCGCAGTAGATCAGGTTCTTGACGTTGCCAAGTTGTTCAAGCAAGGTATGCAGGTAAACCTAAATACCACATTTGCTGAATCAACACTAGAAAATCTTCTTGTTGCAACTGCAGGATCTGACTCAGATCTTAGCACTGTATCAGGAAACCCAACACTCAATCTTAAGGCAGGAACCCTTGGTGAATGTCCTATTGAGCGTGGTATTGTAGCGGTTGGACCAGGAACAGGTGACTGTGAAGCAGGTTCAAACTTGGAACGAGTCTATGTTGCGTATCGTGCACTTTCAATTGAGAGCGTAACGGTATCTGCAAAGCGTGATGAGGCAACAATGTTTGAAGTTTCATTCCGCCTACTCCCTAATGACAATGGATCTTATGGTAAGATCGTTGATCGTACAGTCGACGTAGCATAATACAATTTAATAATACAGATAGCCCAGCCCACAAGGTTGGGCTTTTCTGTTTTGGTATACTTATATGTAATGGCAACAAAGATATATGATACAGCAAAAATATCACTGGTAGATGGAGAGGAAATAACTTTAACTCCATTAAAAATAAAATACCTTCGTGAGTTTATGTCAGCATTTGAATTAGTTAAAGATGCAAAAGATGACGATGATGCAATAACTAAACTATCTGAATGCGCTAGAATAACTATGCAACAGTATTGTCCTAGAATAAAAACAATTGAAGATTTAGAAGATAATTTAGATTTGCCATCAATTTATAAAATATTAGATATTGCAGCAGGTATTAAGGTAAGTGACAAATCTGATAAATCTGTCAAAAATCAGGCAACCGAAAGTGGTTCTACATGGGAAACACTAGATTTGGCTAAACTAGAATCAGAAACATTTTTATTAGGAATTTGGAAAGACTATGAAGAATTGGAAACATCTCTTTCTATGCCAGAAATGCTTGCTACACTAGAAATAAAAAGAGAACTAGACTACTCTGAAAAGAAGTTCTTGGCTGCAATTCAAGGGGTAGATCTAGACAAGCAGTCAAATAAATCTAATGCTTGGGAAGATATGAAGGCTAGAGTATTCAGCAAGGGCAAGGCTAAAGATGCAAATGATATTGTGGCCCTACAAGGTGTTAATGCACAACAGGCTGGATTTGGTATTGGTTTGGGATTAGACTATGAGGATCTCACCAAAAAATAAAGTGCACTATGGTATAATTAATTCAACCTTATAAGGAGGCAATAAATGGCTACTACCGTACATGAAGAAAAAACGGTAACATTAATCGATGGAACAACAATAAAGGTACGCCCTTTGAAGATCTCTCTACTTCGTCAGTTTATGTCTAAGTTTGAGGGTATCGCTGCTGTGGCGGAAGATAATGAAAAATCAATGAATCTACTTATGGAGTGTGTTG